TATGAAGTTTGATAACATTTCGATATCACAAAAAGAAATGGACTTTATTGAAAGTATGCACTCCGTAAGAGATGATATTCTAACCGCCTTCGGAGTTCCAAAGCCAATCGTTGCTGTTACCGATGATGTTAACAGAGCAAACGCAGACACAGCAATTTATATCTTTCAATCCGAAGTTATCAAGCCTGAGATGGAAAGGTTGGTGGAAAAAATAAATGAAGAAATGGTTATACCTGATTTTGGTGTGGACCTGTATTTTGATTTTGTTGACCCAACTCCTGATGATAGACAGTCCTTAATAGCAGAATATGAAAGTTCATTAAAAAATGGTTGAAGAACTATCAATGAGGTTAGAGAGTTAGAAAATATGCCACCACTTGAAGGAGGAGACACCCCATTAGTTTCAATGGCTCTAATACCTTTAAACGAGACCAATGTTGAGAGAGTAGCAAGAGAAAATAAATTATCCATTTACAAAAACAAGCAAAAATTGTTTGTAAATAGGAGAGAGTTTTATTTATCATTAAAACTAAAAGAACTCATTGCTTTAAAAATAAAAAAAGAAATAAAAGAAAAAAATAAAAAAGAAACAGCAGAAAGATACCAAAGTGGTTGAAATATGGAGCAAAGAAAGCATTACCAACAACTTCATATTAAAAAACTTGATAATGATATTGATAATTTTAAAGCGTTAGTAGTAAAGATTTTTAACGAACAAGAAAAAAGAGTTGTTAACTCGATTGAAGTTACAAAAGAAAAAAGTTTTAAAGTTGGTATCAACTGGGGAGATGAGGACAGTATTCTAAGAAAAGTGGCTTTGCCAATAATAACAAACATTGCTTCCCAAAGGGGTAAAGATATTTGTGATTTATTAGGGGTTAACTTTACATTTGGAACAAGATTACAAGAAGCGGTTGATAATAAAGTTTTCAAGTTTGCTGAAAATGTAAATAACACAACAGAGAAAAGAATAAAACAACAACTCCAAGAAGGTTTGGCGGAGGGCGAAAGTATCAAAGAAATTAAACAAAGAGTTAAAGAGATTTTTGAGCATAGAAAAATATCAGACGCAGAAATGATTGCGAGAACCGAAGTTATTAGCATTAGTAACAAAGCAGAATTAGAAACTTACAAAGACACAGGGTTGGTAGAAAAGAAAGAGTGGTTAGCGACATTAGATGACAGAGTTAGAGATAGCCACTTAATGTTGGACGGAGAAGTAGTCCCAGTTAGCAGTCCTTTTAGTAATGGACTTATGCACCCAGGTGATGTAACGGGAGACGGTGGAGAGGTCGTCAACTGCCGTTGTGCGATGATACCAGTTATAAAATAATTTAAAAAACAACTAAAATTAAAAAATGTTATACAAAGATTTCTCTGTTGATATAAAAAGCGTTGACGAAAATGAAGCAGTAATTGAAGCAGTTTTTTCAACAGCAGATATTGACAGACACGGAGAAAAAGTAAGCCAAGAGGGTTGACAATTAAAGGACTTTAAAAAGAACCCAGTTATTTTGTGAGGTCACGACCACTCTAAACCAGCAATTGGTAAAGCAACCAAAATAGGTTTTGATGAAAAAGGCAACCTCGCAGGTAAAATACAATTTGCTGTTAAAGAAAACCCATTTGCGAACACAGTTTATCAATTATTTGCTAATGGATTTATGAAAGCATTTAGTGTTGGCTATATTTGTGAAGAAATTGATTTTGATAAAAAAGACACTCCAATTCATAAAATAAATACTCTTTTAGAAATATCAGCGGTTAACGTTCCAGCCAACGCTTTGGCATTAGCCAAGCAAAAAGGTATAGACATAGCCCCATTAGAACACCAGGAAAACGATTTAAACAGCGATTTAAAGGGTGAAAATAGCGAAACCAATACCAATACACCCGAAACCGAAAACATACCCCAAAATAGCGAAAATAACACCGATTTCAACGAAAATGATACACAAAATGACATAAAAGAGGAAGAAACAGAAGAAGTTGTAGATAACACAGGTGAAAACATAGAGCAAGAGCCAACGGAACAAGAAACAAAAGAGGTATTGGAAAGTATTAAAGACGCCATTTCAACTCTCAATAATTTTTTGAGAGAAAATGAGAGAGCCGATAGCCAAGAAATAAAAAGGTCGAAACTCCTGATAAAGGACGGCAAAGCGGTCAAGAAATTGAACCGTGTGATAAGAGTTCTTATTAAAACCAAGAACCAATGTAAAAAAGAAAGGAGATTAAAAATTAAACTTTAAAAAATGAACGAAGAAATTAAAAAAATTGACGAAAAGGAAGAAACCAGTTATGAAATGACACAAGATGAGTTAAACTCATTGATTTCAAAAACTGTTGACGAAATGTTAGTTGCTAAGTTCCAAGAAAAAGCAGAGGAACAAAGGGAAAAGATTTTGGAAAACAAAGAAGTCGTTAATGAAAAGACAAAAACTGCTGATGAAAAAACAAAGGAGTTTTTCAAAGCATTATTCAACGACGATAGAGAGCAATTGAAAGCATTAACAACTTCTTCAAACGACACTCCAAAGGCAGGTTATACAATCCCAACCGAGTTGATGAACGAAGTTCTTAGATTTTCAGAAGTATATGGTTTGGCTCGTAGAAAAATGAGATACTTACCATTTACAGGTGCTGGCAATTCAAGAACAATACCAAAACTTGGTTCGTCTGTTAGTGTTTACTGAACAGATGAAGGAGTAGCAAAAACTTCAACTCAACCAGTATTCGATAGAGTTACCCAAACTTTGAAAAAACTCGCAGCCATTGTTCCAATGACAGAAGAGTTATTAGAAGATACAGGTATTAACTTGACATCGTTGGTTGCAGAGTTAATAGCAGAAGAAGTCGCAAAAGCAGAAGACACACAATTTTTAGCAGGGACTGGTTCACCTTGAACTGGTGTGTTAAATAACGCAAATTGTGTTCAACACGCTATTACAGCAACTTCGATTGCCAACTTAACTGCTGATGATTTACTTGATTTGACCGATAAAATTACTGGTTCAAAGAAAGTTGGTGCCGAGTTTTATTGACACCCAACTATTACATCGATTATCAGAAAGTTAAAGGACGAACAGAAAAGATACATTTTGGAAGGTCCATCGGCAGGCAAACCAGGAACAGTATGAGGTTTCAATTATAATGAAACAGATGTATTACCTGGACTTACTGACGACGCCGCTAACAAAAAGTTTATATTCTTTGGTAATTTAAACAAGTGTGCTATACTTGGTGACAAACAACAAATCCAAGTTAAAATGTTAGACCAAGCAACTATTACCGACACTGACGGTGAAACCGCTATCAACCTTGCGGAGCAAGATATGGTAGCATTGAGATTTGTCGAAAGAGTTGGTTATGTCTTAGCATTACCAGAAGGCATCTCTGTTTTGAAAACAGGCACAAGCGGAACTTAAAAATAATTTCTTTTGGGGGGTGTAAAACCCCCCGAGAGAAAAAGTCGACAAAATTAAAAATTGCTAAAAAATTACTATGGCAGCAACAGCAAGAATAAACGAGTTCAACGGTGCTAGTGAGACAAAGACCAATGATATTACTAATACCAATATGGGAAGCACCGACGCAGTAAACTTGAACCCAGTAACCTACCCAATCACACCAGGGGAAAACTCTTTTGAGAAATGACAGAAAATTGAAATTACAGATATGGGGGGTTCTTCAAAAATTGACAACTTGAAAATATGAAGGACAGGGGCATTAGGAGGTAGTGCAACTCATAAGACCAATGCAAGAACCGCCGATTATGGCGGAGCAGAAACATATGCTCAACCAACAGCAAGTGCGTCATCTGTGGCGGACCAAAATATGCCTACAAGTGAACCAGCAACAGCAAACTTAGGTATTGGAGGGAGTTTGACAGGTGCCTTGACCGTAGCGGGTGCGTCTGATTATTTGGTTCACCAAATCCAAACAAACGCAAATGATACAGCAGGTTCAAGTTCAACAATGAATTATCAATACGACGAAACTGCTTAAAAAAAGAATAATAGCAATACAATGCGACAAAGCAATACAATGCGGA